ATGGATAGCCCAAGGTTTGAGGTGTTGCAGGATGGTTTCATCTATGGATGCTTCCATCGTTTGCACTTCGCCTTGGTGTTTGCCGATGTTTTGTGTGGTCGTCAGTGGAACCCCTCTGTCGATCAGATAACGATATATGACCGTGAAAGCGGTTGGATAAAAGAAAGGGAACCAATGATCAATCATCACAATGCGCCTTCCTACGCTTACTTAGGATTTACTTACAAGCCTGTTATCGAACATGAGGATGATGACGGCATTCGCAAAGCAACCCATTATGTTCACCGTAATGGTCATGACAGACACGACTTTATTGTTCACGCATCACCATATCGGTGGTTGACCTTGGATAGCTTTCAGCATGCCGTGGACATGCACTGCGATGGTGTTCCATTGGTTACAGAAGACGAGGTGCAAGATCAGTATTTGGCTGATGGACTAAAAGCGTCTACGCTTGTAACTGTGATCACTGAACTGGCTAATGGGGATCTATCCCCATCAGAGTTTCGTAAATTTATTCTTTCGGAGGTGGAAGATGGAAACGATTAAACAGATGTTCTTCTGGTCGTTTGTTGTATTCTTGGGCCTGATGATGACCGCTGCTGGTGCAAGCTATATGGAAAATCCAAACAATCATTTTTTCATTGGCATGGCAGTTTTGTATTCTGGCATGTTTGTGTTTGTCATGGGCGTCATCCAACTTTTAAGGAGAGATAGAGATGGATGACAATCTCAATATCCAACAGGCTAAGGAAGCCTACATCAAGGAATGTCACGATCTTGGCGTCATGCCTCGCTCTGTAACCTACATGACCTTTGACAATTACAGTGAGCAATATACAATCGGCAACAGTCGAGATGGTGATATAGCAGATCTACAACCCAATGGATTTGTTCTTCGTATGCACTGGAACTCACCGAAAAACTGAGGGGGAGGTTGAACGGTAGTGCGAGGATGCCGGTAAAAGCGTGGTCATGCCCTCTCAGTTCTCCGATCATGTCACGCACCTCGCCCAAATAAAAGAGGTGGCCTTTATGGGCCACCTCAGTTTGTGCTTGGGAGGAACCACGAAATCATCGTGACCTCAAAAGTTATATATAACTTTTTATTTGTCAACTACTATCATCAATCTGCTCAGAATGGCGTGTCGTATTCTGGCGATGTCAAATCCTCAAAAGGATCATCCCTATCTTGTGAATAGGTTGAAGTGACAGGATTGAAATACAGGCTAGTTTTGCCTTGTTGTCCCACCCATGAAAATCGACACTTCCAAATATGAATTTCACTTTCTGTACCTTCTGGTTGTGGTCTATGCACAGTCAGCCCAACATCTGCCTTGGCGAACCATGCGGCAGACCCAGATATGTCATAGCCCTTCGGTGGTGGCACGTTGCCGTCAGCATCACGCATCATCTTCGTAGGATGCGCCACAAACCAGAGATGTATGCCATGTGACTGAGCAAACACCCTCAGCTTTGTCAACATGTCTGATATCCAGTCTGTCTCTGGGATATCCCTTTTCTTCGATATGTAATTGTATGGGTCGATGATCGCGCCCTTGATGCCATTACGCATCACTGCAACCTTCAGTCTTTCGATGATCCCATCGATTGTCGCCATAGACCCATCAGCCTGATAGACAAAAGAGAAATGCTTTTGCACAAAGTGCTTGCCTTTTTCTAACTCGCCCTTGGTCATGCGTGGCGTCAAACCCTCAAAAAAAGGTTTCTCAAAATACTTCGATATCAACTTGGCTATGTGGAGCCGTGGTTCGTTCTCAAACGAGCATATGCCAAACTTCCAATCGTGCCTGACCGCTAGGTTTACCATCAACTGGTCGATCAATTCTGACTTGCCGCATGATGGATGCCCAGTGACAACAGTAAGCTGGCCCTCTACCACGCTGTAGAGTTCATCAAGGCTGGAGTATCCTGTTCCAAGACCCTTTGCCATACCCTTTTCGTAAATGTCATCCAGTTGTTCGTAAAAATGCGCGGCATCGTAGAGACCCGCAACCGGCCAAGGTTTGCAAAATGCCGTGATGTCATTCAGCTTCTTCGCGCCGTGCTTCATCAGAACATCGTTGGCATCCTTGCAATCTTCTGGGTACTCAACCTTCCAGCAACGATCCCTTCCTATGCGCCTTGCCATTTCCTCTGCCATGGCTTGGCCGGGACCATCTGCATCTGTTGCAATAATTATTTTACCAGCTTGGTCAAGTTCGTCCTTAGCGTCCCACAAGAAACGAAATTTATTGTCCTCTTCTGGATCGATATCATTGTCAACAACCTTCATCACTGCACCGTTTGGCACTGACACAACGCTAGTCCAACCGGCCTCTACGAATGAGGCAACATCCATCTCACCCTCGCAGATAATAAGATCACCATCAGGCTGAACGCTATCAATATTGTAAAAAGATTGTGGGCTTCCACTGCATGAAAAACCCTTCTCAGAAATGCTTCTGATCTTAGAAGCGTAACTCGTTCCCTTGTTGATGTACGGGAACACAACGCACTCTGTTTCTTTTTCAACAGAACGGATATATGTGTTTGATGTTTTAAGATTTAGCTTCTGTGCGGTATTCTTTGATATACCTCTTGTCTTGAGCCAAGCCACTGATTTATTTGAAAGTTCCATGTAACTTTCTTTGGAAACCAGTTGCATGTAAGTTCTCCTCGCTCTCACCTCTCGGCTTTCTATTTTTAGTTTTCCAGACTCCTCGCAATGATGGCAGTTGTAGAGAACCTGATTTTTCTCAACATTTATTGCCATATCTTTTGATGTTTTGTTTCGCCTTGTAGACGAGCAAAATGGACACCGAACTCTGTGTTGACCGGTGCCTAATCTAGACGCATCATTTTGTAGTGAATTTTCCTGTTTCATATCATGTCCCTCCCAGAACATCTCAAAGATTATGTCCAGAGTAGGATGATGTCAACATGGCTTTACGGATGGGTTATAATCACTTGCTATATATTATAATATATTATGATTTTAACTTGCCTCTAAATACTCAGGCATTAAACCATCTTCGATGGGGCAAACTCTAATTACACATCGTGGCCTCTCTTTGTCCAATCCCCAAAAAACATTCTTATGCTTCACCTGTCTGTCGTTTTTGTAGATAAGGCCTTGCATCAAATCCAATACGAGGCTTTCATCAAGATCAGGCCTTCTGCTGGCATAAAATATTTTCATGTGGACAGCTAAATCACCCTCCATCATCTCATCTAGTTTTGGGCATTGAGACTGAAATGTCTTTTCATATTTTCTCGCTTTTTCGCTTTTAATCAACGCTGGTCTTTTCCCGAACGATACGATCTTTCGACTGTTTGATTTTGAGGCTGGCTCCCCCTCGACAACAAACTGACAGTAATTAGAGATCATTTAAAACCACCTATTGACATGTATTAACAACTGCATTATTCTGCGCTATGTACTTGGGAGAGTATAGATGAAAATTACAAATGATTATGGGCTTCCGCAGTCCTTTGTCAACTTTGCACGGAACGACAAATATTCCAAAGGCAAGGCTGACATATCTGTTACCTCAGTTATTGATAGTCCACGCATACGACTGATGCGTGACCAACATCGTGATCAGATGACATCTGATGTTAGCGACATGATCTGGCCGCTCTTCGGCACCGCTGTACATCATGTCCTTGAGAGCGCATCATCTGATGATAATATCACGATAGAAGAGCGTTTATTTAAAACGGTGAACGACTGGGTTGTTTCCGGTGCGATTGATCATCAAAAAATAGATGGAGATCAAATACACATAAGTGACTACAAGGTCACCAGTGTTTGGTCTGTAATTCACGGCAAGATCGAATGGGAATATCAGCTAAACTGTTACGCATATCTTGTCGAACATGCCAAGAAAATGCCGGTCAAATCGTTACAGGTTGTCGCGATACTTAGAGACTGGAACAGAAGGGAGGCTGGGCGGCGTCCAGACTACCCACAAGCCCCTGTAATGACCATAGACGTACCCCTTTGGCCTAAGTCCCAGAGAGACCGGTATATGGGCGACAGAGTGGCCCTGCATCAAGAGGCTCAGATCGCTTTCGACTTAGGCAACGAATTGCCTGAGTGCAGCGATGAGGACAGATGGAAACGTGGTGAGGCATGGGCTGTAAAAAAGAAAGGAAACAAAAGAGCGCAAAGAGTGTTCGACAACGAAAAATCAGCGCATGAGTTTATCGGAGATCAAGCTAATTTGGAGATAGAACACCGCGAAGGTGAATATGTCCGATGTAATGGCAACTACTGCGGTGTTGCCACATTTTGCTCACAATATACAGGAGATCAAAAATGAGCAGTATTTGGGAGACCTTATCAAAGGTCGATGTTTCGGAACACACGGAAAAAAAGAATGGTCTAACCTATCTGAGTTGGGCATGGGCGTGGGGTAAAGTGAAAGATCACTATCCTAATGCTTCCTTTCACAAACATATGTTTGGGGATATAGAAGGGGAAAAATGCTTGCCATACACATGTGATGAACATGGCTTTGCATACGTTATGGTAACCATAAATATAGAAGACCAGCACTTAACTGAGGTTTATCCTGTTCTTGATTACAGGAACAAAGCTGTGCAGAACCCAGATAGCTTTCAAGTTAATTCTGCCTTGCAGAGATGTTTAGCTAAATGTTGTGCCATGCACGGACTTGGACACTACATCTATGCCGGTGAAGATTTGCCTCAAGGCAATGGCGTAGACCATGATGTAAAGGTTACAGTCGAGTCCCACGATGGCAAAGAAAATGTTGTTGAAGGTTTGGACTTGGTGGCTGAGGTCTTTGAAACATTCATACCAGAATGCACAGATGTAGATACCCTTCGGGGGTTCTGGGGCAAGAACAAAGATGCCTTAGATATACTGAAGAAGGGTGATGAGAAACTATACCAGAAAGTTCTAGGTAACTTTACTGCGCGTAGTGAAATGCTGAAAAAGAAAGGAGAAGCAGCATGAGTGATTATCCACCTTCTGGAGTTTTGTTTGCCAATAAAAAGAAAACAAAAGAAACATCCCCTGATTATACAGGGAACCTTGAGTTATCAGATGAGGTTGTCAATGACCTTGTTGCTCAGATGGAAAGAGGCGTAGAAAAGCCTAAAGTATCTCTTGCTGGATGGAAGAAAAAAGCCAAGAAGTCGGGTGATACATTTTTGTCTTTGAGAGGGTCCAAGCATGAAGAGCGAGGACAATACTCAAACAACTATTCATCTGCACAAGTGATTGATGATGACCCTCCGTTCTAAACGGATAAGGTCAAAGAAATATCTACAGTCCTTGCGAGGTAGCCCTTGTTTGGTCTGTGGGTATGACGCAGAGGCGCATCATATTATGTTCGCAGAGCCTAATGCTATGGGACTGAAAGTGGGAGACAACTGGTGCGTTCCTCTGTGTCACTCATGTCATATGAAACTTCATCATTACGGTGATGAGAGGACTTGGTGGGATCTTAAAGGAATAGATCCTATTGAGTGGGCTAAATATAATTGGGAGACATTTAATGACTGAAAAAATTCCACCGGGTTATGAGTATTACCAGACATTCGATGTAAAAGTTCACGTTACCTATGAAAAAAACTACAAGATTAGGGCCATGAACGATGACCATGCGTTTGCTCTGGCAAAAGACAGGTTAAAGAAACGCAATAAATCAACAAAAAGAAAAGGCTTGAGTTTTGTTGACGCTGTTAGCGTGAACACTAAGCGTATTTGTGAGGATGAAAATGGAACAAGTTAGAGATGCTGCGGTAAACTTTGAGGCTGTTAAAATATCTATGTCGCAAGACAAGAATGGCATCACTCTTCGTTTATCTCTGCATCCAAATGAATGTCCACCTAGCCTACACACAGATTGGGTAGGCTCTCGCTATATGGTGGCGATGGTCAAACTTAATGATCAGGATGAGCCAGAGGTATCTGATCAACAAAGAGAGATAAAGACCATGATCGCCAGCGCAGGGATGCTTTGTAGAAACGATGAGTTCGCAGTGTTTCTTGGCGTGTCTGGTGGAGAGGATGCCGTGGCTGAGGTTCTAAGAGAGAGGCTCGGTATAAAATCTAGAACTGAGTTTAACAACAATTCAGAAGCTAGAGAAAAATTCAAAGCGTTAATTGAGGAGTATGAACGATGGAAAAAAGCAGGGATGGCAAGGTAGGGGCTGAACTGCTGGATGTAAATGGATTGGCAGCAATGCTATCCATGTCCAGAACGTCTCTATATAAAATCCGAACCACCGATGTGTCTTTTCCAGAGCCAGCTTTTAAGAAGCCAAGGCGATGGACAAGGACACAGATCATCAACTGGATAGACTACAAATCCAAAGGTGAAGACGATGCTGAACAAGCTGGTAAGGAAGCCTATGGAAATGTGGAAATGACCACTGATGAAAAATAATGTAAAATAATGTGTTTATAGGGGTTGACACTGCCATATAGGTGTATTACTTCTGTAATCATTGAAACCGATACGAAAGGAGGCTGTTATGGCTGTATCGAAAAAGACTAGTGAGACTATGGAAATCCACGCATTAAAGCAGGGACATATTAAGTTGCGTATGATTGGTCAGACACCAATGTATTTCAACTCTATGGGTGCTAAGGCATGGCGTGATCTTCTCGTTGGTGGTGGTAAGAAGACCGCCGCTCAGAAAAAAGATATTAAGCACAATCCAGAAGCTGAGTTTCGTGACAGTGTCTACAAGAAAGATACTGGCAGCACTTATCTTTGCTTTCCTGCTGCTGGCGTTAAGGGTGCTATGGCTACTGCCGCACTTGAAACCGGCGGCATTACAAAAACCAGTGTTCAGCGCCTGATCTTTCTTCCCGAAAGTCACATTCAGATCTGGGGCAAGCCCTTCTTGAAGATGGATATTGTTCGCTCTGCTGATATGAACAAGACGCCTGATGTACGCACTCGCGCATATCTTCCTAACTGGTGTGCAGAAGTGGAGATCAAGTATGTCGTTCCAACACTGAGCGCACACTCCATTGTTTCTCTTCTGTCTAACGCAGGTGCTATCGTTGGTATCGGCGACTTCCGTCAGGAAAAGGGTCGCGGCTCTTACGGCACCTTTGCAGTCGCTGGTGCTGAGGACATGGGAGACCATCAGGAAGCATGGGATCTGATCACTCAGGAAGATCGTGAGGTTCAGAAGCTGTCTATGGAACAGCCGATCTGTGCAGATGAGCAGACGGCAGAACTCATGGAGTTCTTACAGGAAGAGCGCCTTCGTAGGGCAGCTTAGTTACCTGTAACTTTTAAATTAGAGAGGGGCGATATTCGCCCTTCTCAAGGGTCGCGGTTAAATATGTTTAGGACTGGTATGGCGAGGCGGTCTAGGTACGGCCTGTTACGGCTAGGTGGGTTAAGGCGGTTCAGTTCTGGTTCGGTTAGTTAAGTTTTTGTCTGATTGGGCGTGGTAAGTTTAGGCGGTTCTGGTAGGTCAGGTCTGATAGGTTTAGGCTGGTGGGTCAGGGCGGTCTCGGTATGGTCAGGGCTGGTAGGGCTAGGCGTCTCTAGGCATGGCGGTTAAGGTATGGCGTGATCCTTTTAGGACTGGCATGGCGGTTTCGGTATGGCTTGTTGAGTTCCGGTTATGTGCGGCAAGTCTAGACGGTTATGGTGCGTTTCGGTTGGGTCGCGTAAGGTTCGACTGGTTAAGGTCGGGCAAGGCGGTTTTGGTCGAGTGCGGCGGGGTACGGAAAGGTGTGGCTTGGTGGGTCAGGGCGGTTGAGGCGGGGCATGTTATTGTTCGGTGCGTCAAGGCGAGTTTAGGTCGGGCGAGGCGTGGCATGGCGGTTGAGTTAAGGCTGGGTGACGTTAGATATGGTGTGGTGGGTTTTGGCGAGGCGAGATGTGATGTGGCATGTCGGTCTAGGTGAGTAATGTTGGGTCTCGTCACGGATTGGCAAGACAAAAACTTTTGTGTAAAGGGAGATTAAAATGAAGAAATCAGTGCGCTTTTCTAAAGACACTAAACAGCGGATCATTGATGAGTATCTTGCATCCACTGGATTAAATACGTATCGGGCTGATGAGTTTGTTGATTGGCTCGCTAATCAGCCTGAGCATGAAGCCTATGCGGCTTTCTATGGGATGACTGATGAACATGCTGCTCGTCAGTATCGCATCGACATGGCTCGTGATATGGCTAGTGGTCTTCGCATCGTTGCAAAGACTGAGGTCATTGAAAGCGGTGTCAGCACTATTAAGGTAACTGAATATCCAGCCTACATCTCTCCTGTGAAGGGACGTAAGGATGGTGGTGGCTATGAGCCTTTTGATCCTAGTGATGAGGAGGCTCAGGCTGAGTTACGCCGTCAGGCTGGTGTTCAGCTTGCCGCGTGGCTCAATCGGTATCGTGGATCTGCCGAAAATATCGGTCTTGATATGACGCCCATTGAAGATATGGTGCGTGTGCTTCGGGACGAAAAAGAAGAAGCAGCATAAAGTTACCTGTAACTTTAGCCTCCCCTTTGGGGGGGCTATAAGGTTTTCATAATGATATTGCCTCTAAGAATTAAGGCATCTACTTGCTTGCTCATTCTTTCTATTATTTTACTTTTTTGTTCTTCTGGTATTCTTGGATTGTCTTTTATTTGAGCCATTCTACGCAGAAGACTGTTGCGTCCGTTATTTATAGACTTGATAACACCAGCTATTTTCAGTTCATCTTTATACTTTGATCTGGCTCTTTGTATTAGATTTGAGTCGCCTCTTTTTATAGCGTCATTCAAAACTTCTCTAGCTTGAAGAACTCTGTCTCTCTTATCTATGAAAGAACCAAGATCCTCTCTTTTGGAAACAGAGTATACAACTTTTCTTCCAAAAGGTATTTGTCTAATCATCTCATCTGAGAAGCCCTCCTCCACAGCCTTTGGCAGTGTAGAGAAAGCAAAGTCACCTGATCTCTGGACAAACCTTCCAATGCCACCTGTCAGGTAATCTACCCAGAACTCAATGACATCAGGGGACACATCAAGAGTTCCCTTCTCTACTGTTGATCCATCTAGGCTGTTAAGCCACTGGGCAATCCACTTCGCTGATGGAGATGTGGTTGACCAGTATAGTTGACTGTCCGGCGGAGGCGTGGGATCAAATGGAGATGTCTCTTTGTATATTGGCTTGTTAGCAAAGTCTTCGTTCTCATAGAGATCAATTATAGGATCAACAACTGTAGGCATTACAAAGTTAATGAAACTCTCTGTGCCACCAAGTGGATTGAGAGTGTCTATCATGGTCATCATTGCAGAATCCGCTGCCTCCGCTGGAGTGTACCCACCCCTTGCGGCTCTGCTTAAAGATCTGCCTATATTAACAGCCATATTGAGACCATACGGCATCGGTATAACTATGTGAGACCGCTCCGTAATGCCAAACGGATCTCTGAATACAAGGTTATGTTCCAGAATATAGTCCGGTATTTTATCAGCCATAAGCTGACCGTCCTCATCTTCGTCTGAGGTGAGAGCAAGAAGCTGATCTTGCAACACACCAGCTACCATGAGACCAACCCATATTTTACGAACCTTCTTAGACCTTGCCGCCGCACTCAACATGGCGAATGAGCCTTGCAATGATGCGTTGTAGAATAGGTACATGGAGTTCATCAGGGTCTTGTATTCACCACCCTTGGCAAAATCCACCGTGACATTACGAGCGGCAAAAGCTGCTCTCTGTTCTCCAATCCTTGGAGCCAAAGCCTTAAATGTAGCTACGCGAATAGCGTTCTCAGCGACAGTGTTGTAGTCCTCTAAGAACTTCAACATTGAGCCAGTCTTCTTGCCAACAAAGCTGTTCTTAACAGCGTTCCACTGACCTCTTGCCCCCTGCTCTGCGATGTCGTCTGTCAGCTTCTTGATGTTAGCGATTTGATCACTAAGATCACTGATCTGGTTTGTTGCGTTCTGACCACCGGCCCTCTGAAATCTTCTGAATAGAGCCGCTCCTGTTAGTTCTGACACAGGTATGCTCGGATCATCAACGGCGTCTATATCCTCTCTAACGACTTGCCTTACAGACTTAAAGGCATCAATAAAGTTACGTCTAACTTCTGAGACAATACCCTTCTCTTCATACTGGTTGATATTCACGCCAGCGGTCTGAATATCCCTGAGCATGTTGGTGATGAAGAACTCTGGGTTCAGAGATGTGTTGATGTTGGAAAGATATCTATTGATCTTTCCAAGACCTCTGACTACAGCGTTTGATGTCTGGGCAGACACACCAGCACCACCCTTGAGGGCGTTGGCAAGTCTTTGATCTCTCACCCGTATGTAAACGTGCTTTCCATTTTCCTTGACAGCAAAAATGTTTGGATCATTAAGAGCGTTTCTATCTACTATAGTCCTGACGGAACCCTTCACTAATCCTCTGGTGAGGGGAACGCTTTCTATCTCCTCTGCAAACTGACTAGTAAGACGCTCATCAGCCCTTAATAGATTAAGGAAAGACAAACCAACTTTATTTCTCTCAGCCCTAATAACAGCATTTTGATTTTGTAAGAAAGCGGCTGCAAGTATGTTGGTCGCATACTCTTGACGGCCTAAAGCCCGCCTGTCTTCTCTGCCGCGCACAGAGTATCCTTGAGTGGTTGCAGACCTTGTGTAGGAGGCGTCCTCTGTTGCCTCACCGTCTGCATCAAATATCCCTCTAAGAGGCACATAGTTTTCATATTGTGGAGGCTGTACAATCTCTCCGCTCTCTAAAACAAGAGGCTCGTTGCTGTTGAAGTCTGGGGTGAGGCCAGATGCAACCCTGATTGCATTTGTATCATCAATCACCTGACGGACTCTCTGCTGTACGTCAGCTATGATCTGCTTGTTGCCTGACCCAAGCGAGTCAACCCAAGACAGAATGTAGTCTGCCTCAGCATCTGTCATACCAGATCCATTATTAAGATCGTTGTTGATCGATCTGATATATGCGTTTCTCTCCTTGGCATGAAGCGCATACAGATATGCGTCAACTATAGCTAGTCTCTTGCTACCAGTTTCTTTGAATGATTTAGCAGCGTAGTTACCGCCCTCAAAATCACTGTTGAAACCTCTCCCGGTCAGTCTAGAAAACTCAGCGTCAGAAACTTCTAGATCTTTAACAAGCCTTGCAAGAGGCTCGTACATATCTTTTTGTTTTGAGTTAAGTATGTCGCCTGTCTTGCCGTGGAACAGTGTTTCTTGAAGATATGTGTCCATGCCATCAGTGATGGTCATGCCCTGCTTCTTCAAATTGTCAATCATCACACCGACAGGCAAGAAGGTATCTTGGAACTTGGTGATAAAAGACTGAGATATGTCTCTTGCTTTTTGGTCGCTGACTAAACCCCCTAGCCCAAGAATCTTTGATATCGTGTTATGCGCGGCAGAATATGAAATGTGATTGTTATTATGATTAACTATGAAGTCTGTGGAGCCAGTGTCCACATTAGCAAAGGATGTTCTTGAGAAAGATCTACTGAGTTTTTTCGCCTTTAAATCTGGATAGCTGGTTCTTACTGAGTAAACACCAACAGGATTCCTGAATCCAAACTGAGAAAGAATTTCAGGATCTTGCAATCTTCCATATTGAAGAGAAAGAACAATTTTTGGAGAACTGTGAGATGGCCGCAACCACTCAAGTCTTAGATCTCTTCTGCCTACTGGTATGAAGGCATCACTAACCGCAGGACCACCGCCTCCATCAGGGAACGAAACAACATTGGGGCCGTCTTTATGACCCTGCTTGTGCCAAGCAAACATCAACTGCTGCACAGCAGTCTCTACGTCAGGAAACTTTGAGTTTTCTACTATCTCTTTCTCGTGGCCGCGCTCTTGTATGTGATACTTTCCAAATCCAAAAGCCCTTCCAGAAGAGTCCACACCGTGATTTCCTGCAAAGAAAAGAACAGGAATCATATTATTGTTTTCTTTTATCACGCCAAAAAGAGAATCGTATTTCTCAAATCTAGGAAACCTTTTAGGAGCGTTTATAGTGGAGAAAGCATTGGACGGAGCAGTAGAAAACTTCCTTGTTGACTTCGGAAGCGTTTCCAACATGTCCATTACAGACTTTAATTCTTGTTCTTGATCTGGTGTTATCTCACCTAGAGTTGCCTCTTCGTTTTCAAAAAGCTGTATCACCTCTGCGCGGCTAGTATCTAGCTGTCTGTTAATAGAGGAAGGATTTAAAGCAGCACCGTTCTGAGCATCTACAGCATCATCATAATCTAAAAATACTTCTCCTTCTTGATCGCCATTCTTGTATGTAAACCTCCTCTTAGGGTTGTAGTACATAAAGACAACATCAGGCTCACCATTATTGAAATCTGAATATTCTTCTTTATCCCAGCCATCTGGAGCAAACTCATCATTCCATGTTGTGCGGGATCTAATGGTGAATCCATTTGCGCTGTATACGCCCGGTAGAAAAGTGTCAAAGGCGTCTAGCTTGTTTCCACCCTCATCAACTGCCAGCCTGATAGCAGGATATGAGAACCCCCTGTATGCGTCTGGAGTGTTGAATACAGAGACGATGTCAACAAGACCATCTATCTCACCCTCTTTTAGGGCAAAGCCAGCTTTACCATCTCTTGTGAGGAACAGGCGCATGTCTGCATAACCTGTCTCGTCTGCCGTTGTTTCTACAGGATAAACGTATACAGATGAGCCTATTGGACCTTGAGCTATTCTAGCTCTGTCAATCGCCTCAGCAAACTGCTGTGCTGACCTCATCGTTTGAGCCAACTCAAATATGGCTGGAGTCTTTACGCCCTGTTCGTTAAATAGTCTTGCGGCATATGGAGCTATCTTGTACTCAGCAGCTACATCATATTGGCCCACTTCTCGGCTTGATCTCTTCCTACGCCATACTCGTCCATTATCCCCTGCACCAATCCTGACGGCGATGGCCGCAGCTTTTGCTGGGCTGACGCTGTACTTGAGGTTAGCGGCGGTATCGTTTTCAGCAGACTCTCTGCTAATTCCTTCATCTTGTCGTCTGGCACCTGAGTCAGGATAGACTCTGTCTCTGTCTGTTGGGGGAAGTGCTTCTGCGATTTGGTCATCTGTGAATCCCTCTCTTCTTGCATATGCTATCGCGCCGTCAACGTAATCGTTATCAGCGCCTGTGCTTTTTGTACCCATAGAGGCTAGTAGCCTCTTCTCATGATACCACATGAGTGCTTGGAAATCGGCATTGTTGATATCAATGCCAGTCTTCTCTTTCAAAAGTTCCCTAGAACTTTCTGCTGCGTCCCTCATCACCTGACGCTCAGTGCCATTCCTAGGCGTAGCTTGCTCAAACTTGCCACTCAAATTTTGCGAGTGCGTATCTGCCGCTTGGAATAAAGGAGTTTTTTCTGGCCTTTGATCTGCTTCTGCGGCAGAAAACTTATTAAATATTCTTTGGAATTTTTTATTAAGGGCGACAGCGAACTGATCAATATTCTGACCTTCAAGAGAGTCAAGCCCTTCATCTAACATAGTATCTTCTACTAAGCGCTGCTCAAACTCTGTGAGATCTCCCTCAACAGCTTCTTGTATTCTTTTTCTGTTTTTATTGTTTGTAGCATCTGTAGGCTCTTTAAATGGTTTGCCTATGATGCGATTCCACATACGCATCCACCACATATCCATAGTGAGGGCGTCAAACTCACCATTAAGATTCATGTAGAATCCGTTGCCTATTTTTGCACCTAAGACATGAGCAACCCTAACCTTTGTATCTTGAAGCTCTCCACTAGGTATCTCTATGCCTAATTCCTGAATTACAGGATCTTTTTTTAACTGTCGTACTGTAGTTTCTTGAGTAAGGTACTCCTGTATTTGAACATCAGTCATATTCAAATCGCGCTTTAAGGTATTGTAGAAAGCAAAAGATTTACGCATTGCTTCCGCGCCTTTGCTTCCATATCCGTCAGCCTTAAAAAGTCCGGTTTCTTTCCAAACTTTGTATTCTTCCATTGCGCTGACAAAATTCTGATTTACAGACAAGCCATTTGATGTGACGGCCATGGCAAATGTAAATGCAGCCCTAGCATCTGGGTCATTTAGTATCTGTTGGTTGCCGCCCTCAATCTTGCCCATGAACTCAAACATGGTTGCGACTTTGTCTTCGTACCAACCGATGGCGTTCTTATCACCGCGCAGGGCGGCCTCTGCCTCTGCCGCCATGATCATAACGATCTTCTTGAAGTCTTTCGGGTCTAGAGGATCGAGGGTTATATTGCCCTTCTCTTCCTGCAAAATACGCAGTGAAGTTGCCACCCGTGGTGCGACTACCTTGCCCTTTTCATTGAACACTCGTGTGTCGATGAACTCATTGTTCTCATCAATTCTGTGAAGGGCAGATGCTTGAGCCAGCTTTTGACTGATGCCTAACTGAGACTTGGCAACATTTGCCTTGACCCTTTCAGGCGTTGATCTGAAGGGTTCGATGGTGCTTTTTTGGGTTGAGTACAGGAAATCCTTCTTCGGCGCAAATACAGGGTTCTTCGCCAAAACAAGTGGTCCAACCTGTATCACTCTGTCGGCCCCAATCACCGGCTGTGTCGTCATCCTGTCGTAAAAATACGAGTGCCTAAATGGATCAAATCCAACTTGCACATAGCTTGGGTCATTCAACGCTCTCTGCGCTTCTACAAATGCTGCGTCAGGCGTTGTTTGTTCTAAGCTACCTGTTATTGTGGCATACGGACCCTTGGCAGCCCCTGCGGCTATCCTCAGACCTGCCCTCTGTAAGCCCTCTTTCATTAAAAGATCTGCGTTATTAACAATAGCCACGCTCTCGTGGGCTATGACTTGATTTCTTTTGAAGCCCAAAGGCACGGTTGCGTTTGTCCCATGTATGGTGGGAATCCAAACGCCCTTGTCCCTGTACGCTGGAATATCTAAGCGCAACTGAACCTCAGTGCCTTCTGGGATAGATGACGACTGATTGAGTTTTTCTAGCTGATTAGTCTGCAACCCATCCCGCATTTCTTCTATTGTTGCCGGTGCGGGTACGGTCTTGTAGGGCATGATAGGCTTTACATCATTGACCAGCTTGTCATAGGTCTCGTAATCAATTTCGTTATTGACTAGCTTCTTGGCGGCCTCTGTCATTTCATCGATGCGTTTGGTTACATCTTTGAAAGACTGATTGATGCGCTCTATGTTGCCCCTGTCAGGCTCAATATAGCCAGCCACTATGCCAGCAGTAGAATACTTTGCGTTGCTCTTTGGTGGCGTGAACTGCCCACGCTTCCTAGCGCCTAACTGCTTTGTCTTGTCTTGTGTCTGTATGTTCTCAAATATTGATGCCGCAGAGTCAAAGCCCTCGTCAAAGTGAGCGCCGCCAAGAGCCTTGAAGAACTTTACTATCCTGTCGAGGAGGTTTTTCGGTTTGCCGACTATCTTGAGACGACCATCCGCATAGGCGCGGAACATCTCTGCAATCGCCTCTTCTTCCAAAAGAGCCTGCATCTCAGTCTCACTAAGATTTTGATCTTTTGGGTTCAGTAGTATTGCGCGGTCAAGAAATGTGTATGCTCTTTTCTCACCTTTGCCCTGCTTTATAGCAACATACTTTGTGTTGCTTGCAGCTTTGACTAGAGTCTTGTATTCGGCATTTGTGAAGAGACCAATATCTTTTATGGCATGTATAATCTCGTGATTGAGAACATTCCTGAGAGATACATACAACTCATCATCTGTAACAGATGGGTCATATATTGACATGGCAAGAGATATTGATCTCTTACTAGGATCAAAAACACCCTCAACATTTGGATCTTTGAGGCCAGCTTCTCGCTCTATGTAATCATCTATCTTGAGTCCAACATCACCCAAGCCAAGACCACGCATATACTTTCTTAGCCTAGCAGCAACCTTCTTGCGCTTCGTCTGATACTCGTCACGATACCTTGCAGATTCGGCCTGCATTGCGAGCTTGCTCGCTTCTTCAGCCTCCTCACGCTCTGTCTTGGCTACTCTTTCGTCAGCCGCATCTCTTTCTGCTTTTTCTTTAGCGTTGATGCTTTCCTCAGCCTCTGCAAGAAGCCTCTTAGGCTCTTCAACTGAAGACTCTATACTTTCAATTTCTTGATTTAGATTTTCTGCTGCAACAGGATTATTTTCTTTAAGAGCTTTGTCTCTAAGTCTTATAGCCTCTTGTTTCGGGGCTTCCAGCTTTGCAATATCTGCTCTTGCTTTATCCCTTTGCTCTTTTTCTTTATACAGAGGATCAAGTCTTTTATCTTCAGGAAGAACGTATCTGCCACGTTCCAAATGTTTGACAGAACCCTCAGCCTCTAACTCTCTTAGAATTTCATCAACAACTTCTGTTGAATCAGTTTTGATGGCTCTTTTAATTTGACCTTTGTGGACTCTGCCTCTTCTCTGTATTTCTTTTTTAGCATCATCCTTTTGTTTGACAGAAAATATCGGAGCCGCTGGCTTTGCTGCTATATCTGGCCTTTGTAATCTATCAAACTGATCGGCTATATCTTGACCAAATATTTTTGTTATTTCTTCTTTTGTAACATCAGCATCAGGCACGATGCCTGTGCCTTCTCTTGATCTTCTTATTTCAGCAGCAGCATCTGGCTGAAAATCTTTTAATGGAACAGGAATAAACGGTCTCGTAGCCTGCTTTGCAGCATTTGCTAGACTTAAATTCTTTTGACCATCTGTAAGATTTGTATCAGATATCTCAGCAACAACTTCTGGCTGCGCTTCTTCTTCTATTGGCTGACGTAGATCAAAGCCAACTTTCCCTGCTCTTATTCTTGCGTCTGCACGACCGCCCTCTTCTATGGCGTCTTCTTGTAGCTGTCTTTTTGCCTCTGCCTCTTCTTGCTTTTTAATGTCGCCACCGACAACTCCGACAGCACCTTTAACTGTGCCGCCGACTAATCCAGCAGCTACAGCAACCTCTACATATTCATCCAAAGCCTCATCACTGGTTATGCTCTGACCAGCTTGAAGTCTCTCTATAACTTGTTGTCCAACTTCTGTAGGCACCTCTACTGTAGCACCGGCACCCACACCCTTAACGCCTCGACTGAACAGTCCCCCACCCCTGATCATTTTTGGAGTAAGAAATCTGCCAACTATGAATCTGTCAGCTATGAGATCAAGAGATGCTTGCGGTAGAGAAGCAAGCAACGCAACGCGATTATCTACCTCTACAGGTCTGCCAGCATCTACATCTGCCTGTTTTTGGGCCTCTCTATTGCCACCAAAGAAAAATGGTATGTTGGCGGCAAGACCGCCCACAACAGTACCTACAGCGCCACCAACTAATGTGCCGCCCGGACCAAGTCCAGTTCCAATAGCTGCCCCCGCCTTACCACCGGCAACGCTGCCTGCTATGGTAGTGGCAAGATTAGGAAGTTGTTCGCCAAGGGTCTCCACAAAGAAGTCAAGGCCAGAGCCAATATCCTTTACATCTTCAAGCCTAGTGGCATTTGCACCAGACTCTTGCAGTTCTTGCTTGTTTGTTTCTACGATGTCAGAGCCGATGTCCTTGATGGAATCGATGCCTGTTGACTCTCCCACACCCTCAAGTGCAGAGCCGTAAAGCATTTGCACTGTATCTACGCCAGCACCAAGAGCGCCGAGGAAGCCTCGACTATCTTCTCCACCGCCACCAATAAGGGCTTCGTCAGGATCACCGAGGCCTTGAAGATACTCTCCAATTCTGGCTCTCTCAGTTTCTGAGATCTCTGCACCCTTTATCTTAAAGGGATAGACCTTGCCGGAGGTGCCTTGAGCATAATATACGCCCATCAATTAACCCCCTATTCGTCTTCAAATCCAGCCATGGCATTAGAATCACCTGCAATAACGCCAGCATCAGCTAATAAACGTCTGGCCGCCATCTCATATTCTCTAGCCTGCTGTAAGGCTGCTTCTGTGCCGACATTTTCTCTTAAATTTTTAGCCATAGTTTGCAAATCACCAGCCCTCTGTATCATCTGATTTGCTGTGAAGGAAGATGTTTTGCTTGTCAACTTTGCTCTGGCGTTAATTAAATCAATAACACCCTCTTGATACCTATCTTGTGCCTCACGGAAAGATGTAAGGCCACTAATGCCAGCCTCACCGATTGCGCCAAGTAATGTTGGCTCTTTTGATGACATGAGAGCCAATCCAGCTTGGGCCAAAGCTAGATATTTATCTGTTTCTTTGTCTTTATCTAGCTTATCCTGCAATGCTTTTATTTCAGATGCTAAACTCCCAGCCTGATATGTTGAGGCATCACCACCTATGCTAATAATAGGTGGTTGTGTTGATGTTTCTTTAGCATTGGCATCATCTGACTCTTCATCTGACTCTTCTTTAGCGCTAAAGTCAGGCTGTGCTTTAATTTGGGGGTCGTCCTTTGGGACCAAAGCGCCAGTGCCTTGCCGATCAGGGACGATTGTAATTGGTAAATCAGCATCTGGGTGATCCTCTGAAACAATCCCAGCTTGAGCCTGCGTAATTGGCTCACCGTCCTCCGTTTGCAGCAATGGAGGTATTATCACTTCATCGCCTTCTTTGTTCTGAGGAAAGATGGTTTTTGGCTGTATATCACCCCCGATATTGGGGCTATCAATAACCGCACTTCCCGGCCCAGCAATCATATCTTTCATTTGATTTAAGCCGGGATAGTTTTCAGCCTTGGGGTCATTAAGGCGTAATAAATTAAATATAGATTCAACAACTCCACTCTCATCAGCCGAATCCTGCATTGGAGGACTCATTACTGGTTGTGACTGTTTTGAGAAACTTGGATCGAGAGCTTGTATCTCTGAGAGATTTGCAGCAGAAGCTGATGGAATTGCAGCCTCAGCAACTTTGCTACCGACAGATTTTGCAGCATCCGCTACGCGACTTAAAACTTTTTTCACATAATCAAAACCAGATGGGTCTTCTAAATTAGCGGCAGCGTCCGGTCCTACGTTATATGCCGCTAATGCACGATTAGGATCGCCGGGAAACTCTTTGCTCATAGCTGTTAAGTAATCTCGACTGAAAGATGTAGATCTTTCTGGATCTATAAGACCCGAATCAACTAATTCTTTATTGTCTTCATATGCTTTTTGTACAGCGTCAGCCACGCTCATCTTATTGGTGTCGTACTTTTTCCCCGGCCCTATGAGGCTAGAAATTTCTGGAAACATAGATTGAACGCCATATCCCGGCATTATTGCTGTGCCGGGACGTATTTGGGTTAAACCCACTTCGTCTTTAGAACCCCTAGCCATGGGGTCGCCACCACTTTCCTGACCTATAAGTGCTGCAATTCCTTCTTCTGTGGGCGTCCCATCAGGTCTAAAAAACATACCAATGTTGGCTTTAATTACACCCCCTTCTGCCATTGGGATGGCATCATCTGTCGGGGCAGGCATGGTCTGTGGACGCATTGACTGTGGCATGATAGAGCCGATGCCGCCCTCAGCAACTGCTGCTTGAGGTGCCATAGCCTCAGACATGCCCATAATGCCGCTCTGAGGCACACCAGCGGCTGCTATAGCCTCTTGCGCCACCGTAGGCTGGTTTGCAGCCTCACGCTTCATGAAGTCATCGCGCACACGCTTACGGCGTTTGATCTCACTCAACACCAAGAACTGCGGCGCAGAGCCTGTAGGCATCTGCATCTCTGAAATAAGCTGCTGCTCTGAGAAGTTCTTTAGCTGATCCTGTATGTCGATAATGTTCATCCGCCTGTTATCCCCTTATACAGACCAAGTGCAGAAACGCCTGTGCCAAGAAGCTGTTGGACAGGATTATATGCTTGCATTGTGGTGGTTTCTGTAGATGGAGTTATCGGCACACCTCTCAAGATTGAGGACAAAAACTGCAAGTTTTCTCTTGGGAAGTCTCTCTGACGCACAAAGTCTTGATAGGCAAGATCAAGACCAGCCTGCTCTCTTGCTGTTATGCCCTGACCAACTTGTTCCAAAAGACGAGCCGACTCAATATCTCCTGCTCTTGCCATGGCTCCAAGATCAGCTAGGCTACGGGCCTGTTGACCAGCCGACTCCCCAGCGCCAATCCCTATTCTTTCTGCCTCTGCTCTTGCAGCCCTGTCTCTTTCAAACTGTTGCTGTGCCTGCTCAAATGCTTGTTGCTGCCCCGAAGCCTGTATCTCTGCAAGCTGTCTGCCGAGCGCCTCACCAGCAAGGGCTTCTTGTACTGCTGATCTACTACCGCCAAACGCTCCCGCTTGGACAGCGTCTGCGGCTCTACCCGCCCCCTGTCTCTGAGCGTCCAGAATCGCTCTTTCTTTTTGGACATCTACCACCTGTTGCATGTAAGGAGACATATATTGTGCAGCAGCACCAGAATCGAATTGACCAGCTTCAAAACCCATGCCTTGTAAAGCGCGGCCAATACCTGCGGTTGTAGCTGCTTGCGCGGTTGGCAAGCCCTCTATGCCTTGACCAGCAACCTGCCTAGCCCTTTCTCTTGCGGCTGCGGTGTCTTGAGCCTCATCAGCTAAACGCTGACCCTCAAACGGCTCATATTCACGCAGAGACTCAGCCTCTGTTCTGTCAAGAAGGCGTTCAAAGTACGGCCTAACATACTTTGGCAGATTAGACTGAACAACAGTCTGATCTGATGGTACTGATGACTTACCTTTGCCCATTACCCAACTCCATTCTGTAGGCTATATATTCAGGCTTCCATCCATACTTCTCTAGGATTCTGCCCCATGCTTTTCTGCCATAACCCTCTATGTGCTTGCATCCACAATCTGTAGCATAGTTTTGCAAAGTTTCTAGAATAGAAGGCAGCCACTTATTCATATGCTTTCCCCCTACCCAATCAAGAGCCATTGCTCTTCTTCCGGGATATTCTATAACCCTGCTTGTCAAGGCGGCTATAACTTCCCTTCCTTCCATAACCAGCCAAAGAACCAACACTCCATCCTCTAAATCTTTTTTTAAGTCCTGCACCTTAAACTTACCGGCTGATGTATCTACGGACTTTTTTAAAACCTTGGTAACATCTTCCCAAACTATATCTACCCCTTCAATAGGGACTGCCGTTATCATCATGCTGGCAGCATCATATCCTGTGGCACTTGATCAGGCTGCTCTTTCATGCCTGTTCTCATCTCTCTGACCCTATCCATCATCTCGTAAAGGGATTTTGCGCCAGCGTCAGTAGAGCCATTGCCAAGCCCACTAACAACGTCAGCCGGTACGATGAACTCTCCATCAGATAAAACAACATCCTGTTCACCCTCAAGAGTGGCAGGTATCATATCATCCATTCCATCACCAATGCCCTCTACCATGCCTTCTGTAGTCTGTGCGTTATCATCAAACTCACCACTACGGACACGGCCCACCAAGTCTCTCAAGGCTTCTTCGCCGTAAGTAGACACAAATATAGCTAAAGAGCGCTCTGGTTGCGGGTCTATACCTTTGATTGCATTAACAGCGTTATTTATGATTTCTTTGTCGTTAGGTCTTGATACCTCACCACCCTCTTGGAATGGCTGGAAATAACTGAACTCTGGATCAAATCCGGGTCTGTAGCCGGGTAACATCGGATTACGTTTGCGCCTTGCAGGCTCTGCCTCTGGAATGTATGGGTAATCGTCAGTTTTAAAATCCATCTTTGGCGGCTTAGATGCCTCAATAAGGCCTGTTGTCCCTAAAGCTCCAATAGTCTCTGGCTGTTTTAAAGCGCTTAATGCCCCCGGCAAGCCTGATTTTGCACTCTCTAAAGCAACATTTTGAGTTGCCGCCTCAAGAGCTGGGGTAGCTGCCATTCCAGCACCAGAAGCCCCTGCTGTAGTGCCTGCTAATCTCATTGGATCAGCTAAATCAACCCCAGATCCAACAATATTACCTGCCTCTGATCCAGCAGATTGTCCTGCTTTAAATAAATCAGTACCACCTAGAGCCTTGCCACCAAGATAAGACAATATACCTGTGCCGATGGCTGTTTCAAAATCATCACCTTGAGCAAGGCTTCCTAAACCAGATCCTACAGCCCCAGCGGTAAGAGCGCTCACACCCAATGTTGGAGCAAGTGCCGACCCAGCTAATCCTAATAACAATGGTAAAGCCATGATTACTCCTCTGAGGCGGCTAACGCCCTCATCCTGTCAACTAATCTTCTAGCACGATTTGGAACTTGCGTATACCACCGCGAGTCCACCATCTCGTCAGCAGCCTTATTCCAATCCCCTGCATCTACACCAGCCTTCATACCCTTGAATTTTGATAGACGCGGTCTACCCATATTAAACATCATATTCGCTATGATATGCTGACACTCTTCGGGCAGATCGTCAAAGTTAGGATACAGAACTTTGCACTCGTCTACAGTCACAGTCATATCAAGAGCAAATACCTTTTGCACTCTTTCCTGTTCTATTACTGTACCAACAGGCTTGCCATACTCCTCATCATCCTTGGTAATTAAATGACCAATTCCGAAAGTTGGGAGGTGCAAGTGATCTAAATAAATTTCGTACTTACACCCCTCATCTTCTGCGATCTCTGTCCTTAACTTATCTACGTTCATCAGAATCTCCTGATAGCGCGGCGATTATATTTTCAAGAAAACTGCCTTCGCGCTTGCTTGCTTCATATTTTGCTCTGCCTTGAGCAGCCGTGGGTATACCACCGGGCAGGCTGTCAGCCTCAATCATCTTCATTGTTTCTTGAGGCAAAATCCTAGCTATACCACCAAGTCCGGGGATCAACTCTGCAATGCTTCTTTGTGAGCTTTTAGGTAA